GAAACCCTAGACTTCACGCACGGCGAGCCAGAGGAGAATGTTTCGCCATATACCACAGTTGAAGATTACCCCTACCCACCTAATGCGCCGCCTGTTTGCGAGGAGTGTGAGTGATGGGCGCGCTAGACAAACAGGAAGGCGGATCGCATTACAAAGATATGCCGATCCAGCCGGTGGAGTTTATCGTGGCGAACAGCATTCCCTACCGAGAGGCCAACGTGATTAAGTATGTTGCGCGACACGCAACAAAGAATGGCGTTCAGGATATCAACAAGGCCATTCACTATCTTGAGATGATTCGGGATGATTATTCTCAAAACCAAGAGTTGGTTGATGAAACCCATAATGGAGATTCAAAGTAATGGCTAGCAATCTAACCAAAAAAGAAATCGAACGGCGCTTAGAATTATGGCGTTCCTTTGGTATGTCGTCTCAAAGAACATCGGAGCATCTGGGGTTAGACCGCCGAACATTTGACAGGTTTGTTGATCGACACGCGGCAGAAGAAAAGCTGTCCAGCTTGGGCCAGCTTGAGCAGACGGAAATCGTTAAGCTTCCGCTTCCAGTTAAGGGGTGCACTAGATACCTATTAACCTGCGCCCAGAACAATACGGATATTCATCGCGGGTTCTGGGAAAACCTTGAAGCCTTTGCGGGAGTAATCGACGCGCAGATTATGGTTTCCAGCTTCACCTACAAAAAGACCAGCTTGAACACCAGCAACGAGAAGAAAGGAAAAGAGTCTGATATTACATTAAGCGAATGGTTTGCACCAGAAATTGAGCCGTATATCACCAGCGACTTAACCCTTCTCGCGCCGACACTAGCCTGGTGCTCTAATCTGCAAATCCTGCCAACCGCTGTCAATCCTTGTTCTGGAATGGCCGACTATACCGGCGAGGCATCTAGCGTAATCCCGCACACCAAAGTCAGAATGGAGCCGGTTCCAACCGCAATGGATAAACCGGCCAAGCATTTATATAGTACCGGCGCTTGTACGCTTAAAAACTACATTCAGCAAAAGGCCGGGCAGAAGGCAGAGTTCCACCACGTTTTCGGTGCGCTATTGGTTGAGGTAATGCCAGATGGTAATTGGTTCGCTCGCCAGATAACCGCAAACGGAAAGGGCGACTTTGATGATTGCGGAACTGAGCTATCCATGCGAGGAGGCGCTGCAAGGCCGCTTAAAGGCGTTTCCGTTCTCTCATGGGGCGACATTCACCGCGTAAACATAGACGAGGATATAAGGCGCATGTGCTGGGGCGAGGGCGGTATTTTGGATACTTTAAGACCAAAGTATCAGATATTTAACGATTTGACCGATGGCGAGAGCCATAATCCGCACGAGCAGAAAAACCATCACGCGCAGCATCGCCTGTTTCTTGAAGGTAAAAATTCAATTAGAGCCGAGTTTGATGGTGATAGAGAGTTTCTGGATAAAGAGGCAAACCGAGATTGGTGCGAGAGCATTGTGATCTGGTCGAATCACGACGAATTTATACGCCGCTATCTTATGTCGTCAGACTATCGGCGGGATCATCAAAACGCCTCGTTTATTTTGCGGTTAGAGCTTGAGGTTTATACGGCTATCGAGGAGGGGCGCGACCCGGAAGTTTACGCCAAGGCGTTAAACTCGGCCACCGCCGAGGTTTACAGCAACGATAACGACTCTTTGGTTATTGAGGGCATCGACTTTACCCGTCATGGCCACACTGGTCAGAATGGCTCAAGGGGTTCGGTTGCTCAGTTCGCTAAGTCGGGCGCTAAGACTAGCACCGGCCATTCCCACGCGGCCTGGATCATTGCCGGAGCATCAAGCGCGGGAACATGCAGCAAGCTAGACCTCGGATATAACAAAGGGTTTTCTAGCTGGTCGCACACTCAGACGGTGACTCATAAAGGCGGCAAGCGACAGCAAGTAACTTGTAATGCTGCAACGGGTTTGTGGCGTGGAGGGAAGGTTAAGGTATAACCTGATCCAGAACAAAGATAAACAGATAGGTAATGGCAAGTGCGATCATAATAGGCTCCGAAAAGAGTCTATTATGATGCCCCGCACAAATGAATCAAATGGTTAGTATTCAAGACCTTTATGAATTGAATTACTTATTCTTATCAGCCAGATATTGAGATACGCGACTAATAACCGCTTGTATCTTACCAAGAACCTGATCGTCTTTTTGCGTTGGCGTAAAGGTAGCCAATACGACTAAACCCCCAACGATTGCGGCAATTGCTCCGAAGATGACTTCAAAGTTTGCCATTAGCCATTGTACCTGTTCCATCTTTAGTCCTCTTTTAAACAATATTCAAGTTGTGCAATGTGCTGTAATACTAACACCATTTGCTCGTCCGGTATAAGGATACCTTCGGCGGTTTCCTCGTAACTAAACCTCAGTGTCGGGATCTGGCACTTCGGTGGGCTCGTCGCGCACCCTGTAGTTGTCGCGCAAATAATCACGAACATCGCCAGAGATTTCTTCCATTTCTTTTTCGTGCTCATTGCTTTTATGCTCCCTCCAAATGTCGCGGCCTATCTCAAGCGCGAGGCGTATTAACCGGATAATCTCAATCACCGTAAAACTCCAACAACTCGCCGCTGTACATCATATCAGCATGGCGCTCTGCCCGCTCAGGCGTTTGATCTGCCCATCGACTTTCTAGCATTTCCATTGCGGCAGCATCAAATAAACCTTGCTCGATAAAGCCAATGGTCTTCTTGAACCGGCTTAGCCCATCAACACCCATTTGATACGCCATCGAAACCAGTACCGCCTTGCGTACCTCGTCGCAATTCTGATAAGCGTCTTTAATGCTCGAGGCTAAAATTGCATTTTTAACGTGCGAGATATGGCACCTTAACCATTCTCGCTCGGCGCTTTCGTATATCGCGCCAGTGTAATTGTACAGATCCGCGTTTTTAGGCCCAAGCAATCGGCCATAGCCTACAGTGGGATAGCCTAGATGATCGTAGTAAGGCTTTTCTCTATAGCCTTCTTCTAGGGCTATTATTTGGGCATCGATCATTGGTGTCGCAAAGACCTTAAAAGCCCAATAAGGGCGATAGAAGCGCCGATTATTGCGGCAATCGCGCCAATCTGCGGCGAGTTAGCCCCAAGCCATGCCCATCCGCAGCCAACGAAAGACATGGCCCCGCCTGAGTAACAGAGTTTCAATCCCGGTCCTAAAACCTGAGCGCTTTGACTTATATCGATTGGCGGTTCCATTATTATCCTTAAAATCTATGAGTCCTTAACTAGTATTGCTTCTATAAATATAGAAATCTCATTAGTTGACGATGAGCTTTTGGCCTCAAAATGCAAGTCTGACTTCTCGGAAATTTTAAAAGGCACCTGCCGATCAATGCTGGCCTGCGATGTTAAGAATGTAGCTTCTGCCACTCTCAAGGTTCGACCAGTTCCGCTAGTAATAACATTTCTAAACGTCAGGAATTTATTGCCATTATTAGTGCCAGATAAGACATCTATTCTGAATAAATATAAAGAATGGCCAGCGGGTACAGTGTAAACAGAGGATTGTGTGGTGCCGATATTTGCTTGAATATAGGCATACGTCACCCCACCATTGCTAATCGTGATGTTGCCGACATTAGAGCCAGACAGAATAATTGCGGAATTGATGCGATAAAACGATGATGTAGTCGTTATGCTGCTTGTACCAGTAAGCGTAACAGTTTCGCTGATCTCGGTATGGTCAGCATCCAGCCCAACAATAAGAACATCCATCGTATCTAATGCAGAGCTAGATACTACCGACATAACAAGGGCAGATGACGGGTAAACATAATCGCCGCCGTCGTCCCACAAAGTCTCAAATGAAACGCCGATCGATCTGTTAAAGCCAAAGATATTAACGGGCTTACTGTCCCAAATATTACCTTTTACAATATCATAGAGAAGGTGGGGCGTTGGCATGTCTTCGTCAAATTGATACATGTAATAATCCTTCTAGTCTTTCTTTGTCGTCTACACTTTCTAGCGCATCAAACAGTGTAGTCTGTACGGACAGAGCGTTAGTTAATGTTATAGCTTCGCAATAAGCTCTTGTAATCTGGCCTTTTCTTTGTCGCTTACTTTCTTGCCCTTCACCATACGAGGAACCGGGTGCATCTTTGGGCCTTCTTCTTCTTCCCAAAAATCCTCGTCCTCGTCCTCTACCTCGTAAATATCTACCAGCGGCACACCATCGGCATCAAAGCGCGGGACAAAATCAAATAAAGGCACTTCTTTATCGACGGTTTCGACCGTAACCACATCGACCGCCTTGCCATCAATTATCTCGATGGTTTCGGTGGTTTGGGTTTCGGGTTCAATGTCAAAGGCTTGGTAATCTTCCTCATCTTCTAGGCTTTTCAGCTTGACAATTTCTTTGTATATGCCGGCCTCGTGCGCATAAACGGCATTTGAAAAACCTTGTGCATCTGCTGGCAGTTGAGCCAGATCGGTGTCTTTGATCTCGCCGGTTTCTTCACACTTGAAGCAAGGTGCAACCAGTGCGTCTGGTATGGCTTTGTGCCGGTTGCGAATTCCAACCATGCCGAATCTAGGCTCATCAACCACGCCATCTTGCCCAACTTTTCCACTAGGGTCAGCGGCAAATACGGCCTGAGTTGGTGCTGGGTAAAAATGCAATTGGGCAATATCTGAATCAACTGGAATAAGCGCCGCCTCTTTTGCTACCGAATCCACAAGTGCAAGCTCTGCTGTTGATAGATTGGGCAAGTAAGACAAGTCAGAACCGGCCTCGCAAGTGCATCTGTGATATGTGCCATCATCTTTTAGATAGCGGAGCTGCATAGTTGGTTTTGACTCAACCAAGCTGCCATCAATATCTTCTGATGTGGTCGCTGTTACTGCTTCGATTTTGTTTAGTTTCATGGTTATACCGTGTGATAAGAAACGCCAAGCATCATAGCTCGGCTTGTGGAGGCGGTAACATCTGCGTCGGTTATTCCCGTAGTGGCAGACCCTCTATGTAGCAATAGTGAAGTGGTAAGTACGCGCCCATTGACTGATATTTGCGCCTCGTCAAAGTTAAACATATTGCAGTAACTTATTGACACCAATTGATTGTTACCAGTCGTAGTGGCGACAGGTAATCCCGAAATTCTTATCTGTCCAACCAAGCTATGACCTGTTGTGTCAAATGTGGCGTATGTTGTGCATAGGATTAACCGACCAACTTTTGTGTAATTGTTCCCGCTTATCGAACTATATGCCAAAGTCCCAGAGGTAGCGCCGGACAAGCTCGGAGTCCACGCGCCCTCCTCATAATCATCCAGCAAATTAGCCGCTGCTGTGCCGCCGAGATAGATGCCTCCTGCTGGATAGGCCTTTCCATCCGCATACAAAGTCACTGCGGAGGCTGCACCTGCTGTGGTGCCGCCTACTACGAAGTTACCACCACCATTTAGGTAGCTAACATTGGTGTCAGTTCTAAAGGCAGTTCGTAAGGTGTCAGTCTCGTCATATAAGTACATATATGCGTCACCACCGCCATCAGTGTTTAGCGTGGCTCTAACGCCTGTGGAGTTACCTAAGCTTAGAAGCGTCTGACTATTCGCTGATGATGTATTCCCCTCGATAGTACCTGTCGCATACAAAGTCACTGCGGAGGCTGCGCCGGATGTGGTTCCGCCTACTATGAAGTCGTCTACAGGAACCGTTACAGCGTTAGCAGAAGCGTCATAGCCTAGTATGTTGGTGGTTCCATGCCTTAATGCCCAATCATTTGCCGAGCTAGCGTGACTACCCCCACGCAATAGTAAATTAGACCCACTGTTATTTGCATTTCCGCCTGAAAGTACGACCGTGGCTGTATCAGAGGCTTTAACTATATTTACTGTAGAAGTGTTGTTTGCTCCTAATGTGGTGTCGCCTGTGTTGGCAAGGCTAGTAAACGTCCCAGCAGCAGCATTGACGCTTCCATCTGCGTACAAAGTAACTGCTGAGGCTGCACCGGCTGAGGTTCCGCCTACTATGTAGTCTGAACCAGTATATCTAGCAAGTTCCGCACCATCTAGCAGTATTTGAACAGAGGAGCCAGCAACAGCATTACCAACATCTCCGCTGATTTTTAGAACACCGTTAGCGTTAGTTATCTCTGCGTATGTCTCGGTAGGGCTTGTATCAGTTAGTGTTACTTTAACTGTACCGTTCCGAGAAGCCTCTAAACTCTCTGCCACAAGGTCGCTAGATGCTGTCACTGTAGTAAACGTCCCAGCAGCAGGAGTGGTTGCGCCGATGATTGTATCGTCTATATTGGCGACATTATCCATATCAGCCCGCGCCATCTCAAACCCGCCCGCCGTCGATCCATCGTGCACATGAACCGATTCGTTGGTGGTATTCACGCTAATCTCGCCTTCCAATCCGGTGAAAGAATCGTGCTCGGTATTGGTTCCTCTACGTCTTTGTACTGCTGTTGACATTTCTTACTCCGGCTGAATGGGCCATATTATATCATCTAAAGACTCGGCTTTAGAATGTGATTGTGGTAGGTCGCGTAATGCTTGTCTGTACGTTGCCCATTCTAATTTCTTGCTTTCGGACAAAGGCGAATCAGGGAGTTGAGTCCAATCCGAAGCAGAAAGCATGCAATTTTTTGCATTAATAAAACTGCGAATAAGCTCCTCATTTTTATGTGCACTATTCGAACAAGTCACAATATCCCCCGATTCGTTTATCTTCTGATCGAGGTCAGAAGCCTTACCCTCACGAACCAGCTCACCATCTTTAGCTTGAGCCTCGAGCATATTATGTGGACAAGATCCAGTTCTAAGAATCTTACCGCCGGCTTTTCTATAAACAATATATTCCATTATTTTTTAGTTTCCAAAGCGCGGAAATATCTGTGCCGAGCGTTTTGATTTGCTGTGGTGCCGAATGTTCGCGCGGCTTTGAGATAATATGTAAATGTACCTACTCCTGGTGTGTCTGATATTGCACCAGCATAAGGCACTCCGTTGGTACCTGGTATATAAAAATTATCTGTCTGCATCAGCTTTGTAGAATCTCTATATATTTGAATAATAGCGCCCTGTCCACTGCTTGTCGTGCCTTCTATTAGGGCGCTGGCGAATATCTCAATCGGCGCTCCAGTGGAAACAATAGTCAAAGATTGAATCGTAGTGCCTACTCCTCCAGATGCAGCGCCATAAGTCTGACCGCCATCGGTATAAGCGCTGACTGGAATAGTTACCGCCTGGTCTGCAATTTTAAGCGTTTCAACTGCTAGGTCAGCTATTTTAGCTGATGTTACTGCTAGATTATCTATTTTAGCCGACTCAATAACCGCATCGTCAATTTGTGCCGCGCTAGTAATCACTCCAGACGCGGCAATTAGGCCGCCAGTGATAGAGTTTGCTGCAAGGTCGGATGTCTGTATCGCCCCTGCTAAGATCTTGTCTGATGTTATAGCATTGGCTGCTAGGGCATCAGTGCTAACTGCGCCCGCTTGAATAGCGCCTGCGGTGACGGCATTGGCCGCAATTGCGTTGGCTGTAATAGCATCGGCAGCAATAGCCGCAGCACCTATTGAACCCGCAGCGATAGAGTCAGCAGTAACCGCTCCCGTCGATATAGTGCTTGAGGTAATTGCATCTGCCTGGATCTTTGAGGTCGATATAGAATTATCGCTAATCTGAGTACTGGTAATTTGCCCATCTAAATCGCTGGCTAAAACAGTCGCTATAAAAGAGGTTCCGTTGTACCGATACAGCTTGTCGTCAGTGGTTAAGAATACTTGCCTGCCTTGGAAGTTGTCTGTTGTTGGCAAGCTAGAAACAACCTCTATTGGCCGAAGATTGTTCGGGAATAAACTCGAGCCAAGCGTTCCGGATATATCGCCAGATGCAATACTGGAAACAAATGCAGAACCGTTGTATCGATACAACTTGTAATCGGTTGTTAAGAACACCAACTGCGGCCCGGTGTACCCTGACGGATTGGGTAGAGTGGCAACAATGCTGATAGGCTCAACGCCTGATGCGAATGAGGCCGCGTCTACTGAACCAGCAGTAATCGAAAATATATCATCAGTCCACGCAGAAGTCGCAGAGTCCCAGCGGTAAAGTTTATTCTCTGTCGTGTGGTATTTTATCTGCCCATTAAAGTCGCCAGTGGCTGGTAGTGAGCTGACAGGCTCAATCCCATACGCCCCAGACTCGGCAAACAAATCATTGACCGCTTGGCTGAAGGAATCAGTATCAACAAACAATGTGCTGTCACTGGCAACGGATGAAAATGCAGAAACATTACCAGAATAGTCGACAGACTTGACCCAGTAGTATCTGAGAACGTTATAGCCAAGACCAGTGCGAACAAAGCTGTCCCCGCTTGCAGTTGCGATTTTGGTCGCAGTCGCAGAGTTGTCAACGATGTTTTCCCAAACTTCAACGTGAGAATAATCTGGTTCTGTTGGTACAACCCAAGAAAGTGTGATTTCTTTTAGACCGCCAACTGCGCTTAAACTATCAGGTACGCCACAAGGGTCGGTGTCGCCCTCTGCCAATCCTGACAATGTGACAAAGTTACTTTTAACACCAAGATTGTTGATTGCTCTCACTCTAACATTGTAGTTTGCAGAGGGAACCACTCCGACAAGCACATATTGGTTTGTCGTCACAAAGGTTGAGTTGTAGTTCGGTTCGTCCGTTTCGGTTGGATCGTCAATCGAGCCGTAGTCTAGGGTTATAGACGCGGCATTAGTAATTAAACCTTGGTCGGTGCTGCTGGTATAAGCATCTGCAATATTGCCATAATCAACCAGGGCGGATGCCCGTTGATATTGCACCTCGTATTGAGTGACAAAAACATCAGCGCTGGCCGTCCACGTTAATCTCAATGACGGTAACAATGATCCGTCAGATGCAATCGTCGTCGTTGATACGGCAGCCAAACTAGTGGGAGGCTGAGTGGTGAAGCCGTCGTATAAATCGACTTCGCCGCCAGTGATAAAATCCTGCTGATCGGATGTTGCCCAGTCATAAATGGCAGACGCGGTTTCTATTGCATCAACATTTACAACGATCGTGCCATCTGAGGAAAGATCAAGCTGATACCCGGTTACTTCAAATACTTTTTCAGTCCACCCCATCTTTGCGTTAGTGACACTGATATTATCACCCGCCTTAAACTTTAGAGCGGAAAGATTGCAAGGAATTGTAATCTGTGTCTGCTGTCTTGATTGGAGGAGGGCCATCTTAGCAATGCGCTGCGCCCTTACGTTGTTAGTCGTAAACGGCAACGGCATATCTAAATAAACAGGGTCGCCATCTTCTGCGCTGTATGCGCTGCTTGTTATGGAAGGATAATCTGCAAGTGTATAGTTTTCCTCCTCTGCCAAGTAAACGCCTTTAACGCCATTGTAGAGGCTTCTGCGGCTCTGTTTGGTCTTGACCGACAAGCCGCCGACAAGAACAGACTCGTCAACTGTAACCGTTGGCGCTACATAATCAGCACCAACAATAAAATATTCGCCGCCTGAGTAGATCAGCTTGCCCGCCATACTAGAAAGCATTGCTTCAATATTGTCTTTTCTGCTATTGGACGTGTCTAGTACACCATCTAGCACATATCGACTCTGCGTTCCGCTTGGAGATAGATCTACAGATTCATCGCACAAATTCTGCGCCACTACAAGGGCCGCTGCATTAACGCTGGTAGATGATTCAGCAAGGCCGTACTTTGTGTCCGTTAGATAGTCGAACACGCAGAGAGCGGGATTCTGTGACCATGCAGTGGTAGCTGTAGCTGGGTTGTAAACCTTTTTACCCCTAACGACTGTCGAAATGTTTGGCAAGCCTTGAGCAAATTGATCAGTATTGTAATTAAGGCGTACATAAATATAGGCTGTGTCTAATAGTTTATGGTCGGTAGTCCAGCCGCTAGATGCTGCAACCAAAGTGCTATCGGCGGTTGTTTGCGTACCATCGTGGAATCCAAGATGAACGTATGAACCCCAATTACTTTGGAAGCTACCGTCCCATATCTTGGTATCGTTAAACCAGACCTCCTCAAATCCATCGATCGCATGACCTGCTACCGCGATAACGAGATGCAGGTATTCATTATTTGAGCCGGTCGAATCAAGATAGACTATAGCTCCGCCAACTCTAGCGCGGCCATACACTAGCTTTCTGGATGCAGCGGGTTCCCTGACAGTGACAGAGTTGCCCTGCATTTGTGCGCCAAATGAGGGGGTTGGCATAAGAGCGCGAGATACAATGGAAAGCCCTGCGCCGATAGCAAATGCGGCACCAAAGCCTGCCAGGCCCACAAGGCCAAAAACGGCGGTAGAAGTTGCTGCAACTCCTACCCCAGCCGCCAATCCCGCTATTGCTGCAATTGCCATCTATTATTTCCCTAAAAACTTAGAATAAACGCGCTCGATTAGATCAAATCCCATGCCAACCATCAACTTATCAAATGGTATGTGCACCTTCGTATTGATCGTCATCAAAGACACGCCAACCTCGCGGCAATAATTCTCGGCATATTTTATCAATTTATAGCCAGTTGCGCCCCTGCTATCCGGCAAAACAAATAAAACGTCATTGCTCGCAAAATAGTGATCTTGATAATGGAGGCTCTTATTAATAATTAAAACGAAATAACCGACTAGCTTGCCTTCGTCTCTGGCGGTAAAGATGTTTAATATCCCAAGTGCGTCGAGCTTGGCGTATTGGTTCCAATCAGGGTTGAGTTTTATCTTGCCCTGATTCAATGCAACAAGTCGCCAATGTTCCTCAAGAAGCGGTTTTATATCTTCTTTTACATTCGCTAAGTTCTCATGCTGTATCGTTATCATTGTTAATAACTTCCCGACGATGACGAAGTTGGCCTGCCCCAAATGATTTCTTTTTCTTGAATCTTTGTCACGAACTCAAAGCCCTTATCTGAGGGGTGATCGATCTTCTGGTCTTCGTTCGTGTAACGTCTTACAGAAGAACGTTCAAAAGCGATCAGCTTATTTTCGACGCTAATGGATATGGTTGAAGAATCTCCAGAATCCGAAATGGTCATCACATCCATAAAACCGCTAAATATAATGACAGGCGAAGCAATAAGGTCACCGCTGTCATCTAGCGCGCCCAGGCGAATGCTTAATGGCCTGCCCTGATAAGGCTCATCTCTAGCAATAGTGACAAGAGACTGCTTTATTCCTGTCAGGGTAACGGTTGCGCCGTTGGCTTGAAGCTCTGCGGTTTCGCTAACGCTGCCAATGTTAAGCAAGTCGCCCGCGCCGATGTAATCGTTACTGTTAAAAGTAAGGTTGCCGACACCCGACCAAAAGAAAACGCTGCCAGATGTGAACTCCATATCTATTAAGTAGATAGGCCGAACAAGTTCTGCGGTTGCGACCGCTTGCATTTCAGTAGATAGGGTTCGGCTCATTATATGGCCTCAACGCAAGCCATAGTAAACCCGTAAATTGACGCGGTATCAGTTGACCATCCAATATCATTTGATGACATACGCCACAAACTCTTTGGTAAAGTGAAATCCAACGCGGTGCCTGATGCAATATCACCTCTCAATGGCGGCTGAAACTTTAAAGTGCCCGCCCCAGATGCTTTATCTTCCGTTGCCATATAAAGATA